TGCTATTCTCGTTGTGCCGTACAAGGTGCTGCACACTGCACTGTATGGTGAACTGACGAACGATGTTACTGCGGCTGCGGGCGCGTTGCTCGCTGGTGTAGTAGCACAGACGCTTACGAGTGGTGATCCGCGTGGTGCATACACACCGGCTGCTGCACCTGATGGTACTAAGTCGTACCGCTTCACCTGTGTCGTAGATCGTAGCAACTTGCACGGTAGCGCGCACGTTGTTGCATAACTATCTGCCACCAAGTAGCGAGGTGTAAGACCTGCATGGTGTACAAGACCGCCATGCAGGTCGCACTATATGGAGTGGGTGATGATCACGTTCGGACAGATTGTTACTAAAGTACTCCAGAGATTAGCACTAGTTGAAGGACTAGATGCACAGATATACGCAGAGCCACGTATTCAGTTGGCTGTGCAACACAAGTTCGATCTATTGTTTAGAGAGTATTGGCTACCTGATTACATGGTGTATCAAGAGACATACACGCTTGATGGCGTGAATGGTCTTATTACTGGCGACCTCACAGACAAGCTCAATGACTGGCGCGATCTACATAGCGTGATGTGGGAAGGTTCTAGTAGACCATTACCAATCGCACCTATGAACACGCGTGATAGAGACATTCAGTATCCTAGCATTAGGCCATTCGTTACGAACAAGGCGAAGATGTTCAAGGTACTGCCAGTGCTTTCAGTAGGTGAGGTCTACGTCACATATCGCATCAAGCCACCTGACTTTGAAGAAGATAGTGATGAGATACACTTGGACACGCAGTTGTTGTTGCTAGGCACATGCTGGGACGTGTTAGAAGACGATGGCACGAACCCCGGTGCTAGTGACAAGTTCCGCATCTTGTTTCAGGATGCACTAGCACAGTTCAACAGACAGACACACAACATACCGCTTGGTTTAATAGGTGCACAATCATACGGACACCTGATCACAAACTTTACTCCGTTGCCTAATGGTGGTGTGTAATGGTACAGATGCTCTCAAGGTCATTGAAGCCACTCGGTAGACCTAAAGCACCTCGGCCTACTAGCAAGTTGCAGAACACCACGATTAGAGACTTCGGCGGTGGGTTGAACGTTGTCGATAGTGAGCAGAACCTGACAAGCAAGTTCTCTCCTGTGTTTGACAACATGGTCACTTACACCGATCGACGTGTTGGGCCACGTTACGGCTATGAGATGTGGCTGAAGTTGAAACAGGGTGTAGAGAGCACTGGCACTGCTACTATACAACTATCAACCAATGTCGGATCAAACACAGAGCGCATTGTAGTTGTCTATTGGCCTGCTCACCCATTCACAGGTAGCGGCTTTGAGCATCTTACTATCAGCGGCTGGGACTTGACGTTCAACGGCATCGTGCCAGAGATGATCAACCGTATACATGGTATACGCCGTGTTATAGATGCGAACAACTTCGAGATTGTTGTAAGCAATAGAGCAACTGCTGCTGGTGCTAGTGGACCTGATACTATCAACTGGAAGCATGACAATCACCTGCTTGGCGGTGAGCCGGTAGAGTGCCGTTACTTTGCGAACTACGTCATCTTGTGGACTAGCTCGGGTGAGATCATCCGCATTGACAGAGATAAGAACGCGCAACGTATATGGTCACAAGCACTCACCTACGCGCGTACGCTTAGTCCTATTGCGTGGACATTCACAGAGCTAGTTGCACAGGACATCTTTGGTGCTGAGTTGATCTGTAGCAATGGCAGAGACAAGCCACTGCGTATTGACTTCACACAGACTGATTGGGTAGCACCACTACTCGATGGTGTGCATGGTGATATTAACATACCAGCATTCGATGCGTGTAAGTCAGCGTTCAGATATTTCACTGTACATGATACAGAACTACTAGAGCCTAAAGAACGGCTAACGTCTATACGCATCACAGCTAAAGACACATCTGTAGTCTATAGCACATCAACTGATCCCGGTGATGCTGTTGACATCAACATGTCGAAGATCATCGCTAGCCCTGAGCAGACAGTGCGCGGGTTCGCTACGATCAAGGATACTATTCTAGTCATCACACCTACAGCTACAACGATGATGAAGTACGGCATTGAAACACCTGTAGGTGATAGTGGTGTAGCACATGACCCCCAACCTGTTGATACGCTCAATGGCTTTGGTAGCAACGCACCACGAACTATCGTCGAGATCGGTAGCGACGTGTTCATGGTTGACTTCAACGGTGTACCTAGCGCAAAGCTGTCAACTGTTAGCAACGCTGTACAAGCTGAGCGCGTTAGCAATTACATCGAAACAATGATGAGTAAGCACATCGGGCGCATGAAGAAAGAGACAATGCGCTTGAAGTCGTTTGGCTTCTATGATGCTAAGAACAAGAGCGTGCACTTCTACCTGCCTAAGTACGATGAGTCGTATGAACGTGTACTAACACGCGATCCGTTCTACTTTGATAGAGGCATGTCAGCTAACGAAGCAACGAAACATGCGCTGATTATGCGTCACGATGATCACCAGTTAGAAGCCGATGATGATGTGACTATCTCAGGTGCTACAGGTTTCAGTGGTATCCCTGATACAGCGATCAACGGTCTTCGCCGTGTTATCAGTGTGTTGAATGAGAACTTCGTGTTGCTGGAGATTGGCGCTACACTACCGCCGCTTGATGCTGCTGGAAGTGGAGGCGGTAATAACGTCAATGTCAAAGCAATGAACGATGCATCTGTTGGTTACATCTATCACTACGTACCGCAGTTGAAGTTGTTCTCATGGTCACGCTTCAAGACGCCATCAGGGATGAGGTTTAACTGTGGCTGCGGCACTGTAGAAGGTAGGGCATTCGTATTTACACATGATGGCTACATGATGCGCTATGGTAGCTCTGATGCTCAGGTCTATGGTGACTGGTACGGCATGTACGATCACGTAGCATGGGTGAGTGGTCAGACATACCACGCAGGCGAGCGTGTACTTGATACAACAGAAGACCTTGTGTATCGCTGCGTAGAGGACATTACTACTACAGCCGCCGACTTCGCAACAGCGCGTTCTCTACACCCTGATAGCTGGGAGGAATACAAGGGCGAAGGTGTCAAGTTCGCATGGGAGTTACCTTGGAGTGACTTCGGTGCTAGACAGAACACAAAGTCACTACGCTTTGTACACCTAGACGCCAACGGTGGTGCACGCTTCACACTCGAATTGTTCGATGACAACATCTACAAAGACGCAGCCACAGGTATGCTAGCTCCTGCACGTACACTAGACTTCGTGCCGAATGAAGCTAGTGCTTATGGTGCTGGTGCACAGGTGTATGGTGCAGGGCGTCGTACTAGAGAACAGAAGCTGTGGCAGATGCCTGTCAAGTTCAAGATCATTAAAACACGCATCACAGGTAGCGCAACTGAAGCACTCTCGATTAGCGGTATGTCATTCTTGTATCAACGTGGCTCGCAAGTGCGCGGATGACGTATACAGTGTATACCCCATTGACAACATTGAAGAACCATGCTATAAGAGTTCTGCTTCGCGCAGCGACACAAGTAAGAAGCGTGCTGGCTATATTGCCACTTGCAAAGAGTGGGCAATGATATGGTAGCCAATATACGCGGTTACACACCCAACTATGGTTTCAAACTAGTCAACTTCGACACACCACGTTGGCATACTCTTGAGTATGCTAACTGGAACCAGCTTGATGCTATTCTACAGCAGGCTGGCATTGCGCAGGTGCGCGGTGAGTGGTTGAATAGTACACTGTACCTAGTTGGTGATCGTGTATTTGATAACGTCACCAATGACGTGTTTCGTTGTCAAGTAGAACACACGAGTCCTGCAACTGGTACATTTGAGGAATATAGAACAAATCCTGCAACGTCAGATCATTGGACATTGCAGATGCCCGGTGTGCCTGTGTACAGAGGTGCATGGGTAGCTGGTGCTACTTACTCATTAGGTGATATTGTCTCAGTTGACGATTACACTTATTACCTCTGCACAAATGCACACACTTCAGCGGCAACATTCCCAGCAGACGCAGCTTACTGGCAATTGCTATTCGACGGTAATGAAGTCGTCGGTGCTGCTGAAGCTGCTAGAGATGCTGCCGCTGCATCTGCGTATAATGCTGGTGTAAGCGAAGTCAACGCAGCTACTAGCGAAGCTGCGGCGTTGTTGAGTGCTAACAATGCACTAACCTATGCGAATGCATCGCAAGCTAGTGCGAACGCTAGTGCACTTAGTGCTAGTGCTGCGCTAACTTCTGAAACCAATAGCGCCAACAGTGCCGCTGCTGCTGATGCTAGTGCAGACAGTGCAGACGTTAGTGAAGCGAACGCGTTGGCTAGTGCGATTGAAGCTGCTAATCAAGCTGATGCACTACATGCTACATCTGCTACAACGAATAGCATCTCTGAAGGTGTTAAGACATTTCAAACACAAGCTAACAAGAAGTTCGTCGGTGGTTCTTACGTTACTATTCTAGATGTAGCTGATCCTCTTAATCGTGGCATGGCCGGTATGGTCACGTCATACTCAGGTACTACGTTGGAAGTGTTTATCACACAGACCAAGGGTGTAACTGGCTCAGGTCCAAACAACAACTGGATGATACTTGTCAGCGGTGCTGATGGTGTTGATGGTCCCGCAGGTGATCCGGGGCTGATATGGCGTGGTGCTTGGAGTAGTGTTGCTGATTATGTAGTGCATGATGGTGTTCATCTCAATGGCAATTCATATATTGCTGTAGCTCCTAACACCAACTCACAACCACCAAGTGCTAACTGGAACATGCTAGCACAAGGTGGCACTACGATCATTGCTGATGATCAAATCACACCACCTATGCTCAATGCGGATAATGGCGCAGGGCAGCTAGCGTTTAGAGATAGGTTGAACTTTGCTAGTCGTGAAGGTGATATAATCTCAGGGATACTACAAATAGATAGACCTACAGGCCTCGCATTGTTTGCGAAGGGTCTACAAGCTGCACCATCAACAGACTTAAATCTCACTTATGCTGTTTTAAGCAGTGCTAACGGTGGCTACGGCGCTTGGTCCTTCGGTGGTCATGATACATCACCGTTCGATGCTTGGTCGCAGGCCCACAATACGGGCGGCACTCTACTTGATATGTGGTTACAGCCATTAGGAGGTGTTGTTAAGATTGGCCCAAGTAAATCAGAAGTTGCTACAAAGGAATATGTAGACGCAGCAGATAGTGCTGTAATTGCACACGCAGATGCGGGTGATGCTGCAAACACTGCACTAGCTAATGGCAAGGTCACTAAGACTGGCGACAAGATGACTGGCGGCTTAGCATTAGAGTATGCTTCATCACAAGGTGCAACACTTACGCTGAATAGCACTATTGCTGGTGGTGGTCTTTGGCAAATTGCTGCATCAGGCGGTGATCACGGCACACCCGGTGGGCTTGTTTTTTATAGTGGTGCTGGTGGTGCGCGATTTAATTTGACAGGCGCAGGTATAGCTTCGTTCGTTGGTCCTGTTGTATCTTACGGCGCTGTAGGTACTGATCCATCACAACTAATACCTAAAGCATACGCTGATACTAAGCTGCCAATTAGTGGTGGTTCGTTAACTGGGCCACTCCTCACAGCAGCAACAGCGTCTGTTGGTGCTATCAGCAATGCTGCTGCTAGCACGGGTGGTGTGCAGGTTCTAGCTGCGAACAATGTAGCAGATGCTGCTTACATGGCGTTCCATCGGCAGGGTTCATTCGCCGCATACTTTGGCATAGACACCGACAACCAGTGGAAGGTCGGCGGTTGGTCGATGGGTGCTGTAGCTCACAAGCTATGGCACGATGGCAATGTGTCTAGAGCATCTGTTGCAGACTACCGCGCTAACTACGGTCCTGCTGCTAATAATGTACTTACGATAGGTCAGGTGTGGGCCTCTGCTGCTCAAGTAGGTGTTCCTGATGCTGCTGCTGTCACAATGGATTTCAACGCAGCGTTTGACTTTATTTGGGTCGTAGGTGCTGCTGGCAGAACTATGAACAACCCAATCAATCTCAAGAATGGGCAGAAGGGCACCATCATACTTTATCCCGGTGTAGGCGGTGCATCAGTTACAACGTGGGGTTCTTACTGGTGTTTCCCCAATGGTGTTAAACCAACACAAGCTATAGCAGGCTTCGACATCCTAACGTACTTCGTCTACAGCGATCTCACTCACATATTCTGCACATTCGGTAAGAGCTATTCATAATGCTGCCGGGCTTTATAACCACACTACACGGAGGTTTATCACCGACATCATTCGCGGTGTCTGCTCCTGCTAATGCTACAACTAACGTGGCATTCAACTTCACTGTCACAGCTATGGCAGGGAGCATTGTTGTACCGGGTTATACAGGCACTGTTCGTTTCACATCAACTGCTGGAGGCGCATCACTACCGGGCAACGTTACACTGACGAATGGCTCAGGCACATTCACTGCATCATTCCCGAATGCTGGTGCATACACGATCACTGCGATTGATACTAACAACGCACTGCTAACAGGTACAAGCGGCGCTATCTCAACGGCGTGGCAAACTTCTAACGGCAGTGCTGCATGGAGCGGAAACACAAGTTGGACGGTGCCAACCAACTTCAATCCAAATAACAACTATGCTGAAGCATGGGGTGCTGGTGGTTGTGCAGCTTTGAATAGCGCAGCTTACGGAGGTGGCGGTGGCGGCGCTGGTGGTGCATATGCGCGTAAGTACAACATACAGGCGTTTGCAGGACAAGTACTACCAATCGTTGTTGGACCTGCTAACGGCGCTTGGCACGCAGCAGGTAGTCACTCTGGTATCTTAAATCCATCTAGCACTGCGTGGCTGTGTCTTGCATATGGTGGTGGCGGTGGAAATCCGATTGATCCTGCTGATCCTACATATGGTGCTGCATCATATGGTGGTGTTTGTAGCAATGGTTACGCTGGTGTAGGTGAGTTGTTGTACCCCGGTGGTAGCGGTGGTCACATGCTTAATAGCATCTGCGGTGGTGGCGGTGGAGGTTGTGCTGGACCTAGTGGTGGTGGTGGCACGGGTGGTACGCATAACGGCGGCACAATGTCGAACTATCAACAAGCGCCCGGTGGTGGTGGTGGCGGTGCTTATGCCGGTGCAGGTGGTGCGGGTGGTTACTACTCAGGTGTAGGTGGACCCGGTGGTGCGTATGGTGGTGGCGGTGGTGGTCCTCTTTATACAGGTGGCGGTGCACATCACGGCGAAGTTGGTCTTGTCTTCATAACTTGGTTTGCATAGAGAAAGGTTTGACGATGCAAGTAACAGTAGAAGCAACGTGGCGCATGTCACGCATTGAGTTCAATGCATGGCACGGTATGCAGCCTCATGTGCGTGGTATGAGTGAGGTACTACTGCAAGAAGCTGATGTACCTGCTGATGTTTTCAACGGTACGACTAGTGAAGATGGCGTTGTTACATATGGAGCAGTGTCAGACTCACAGCAGATCACGCGTCCTATTGATGCTGTGCTAGGTGAGACAGTCACACTCAAAGACGGTACGATTGTATCATTCTCATCAATCGCTGAAGCACTGCCATTGTTCTTTGAGCGGTGGCGTGGTGAAGATGTTGTAGCAGCGTCAGAAGGTGTGCCTGCGCCAGTAATAGCAGAAGCTCCAATCGTGAGAAAGAAGAAGTAGTAGTGATACAAGCAACTGGCAAAGCTGTTAGTGATGTGGCGAGTGCCTTGAAAGATAGGCCGCTCGCACTTGCACTTGTCATTGTTAATATTGCATTCCTGCTAGTTACATCATTAGTGCTGTGGAGTGTGAAAGAGAGCGGTGAACGTAGAGACAAGCTGCTAAGTGATCTTGTCGTGAACTGCAAACCTAACAGGAGCACGCTATGATCGGTACTCTTATCTCTATCATCCTCACGTTGATTGTACTTGGTGTCATCTTGTGGGCTGTGCAGCAGTTGTTGCCCCTTGTGCCATTGCCACAGCCATTCGCAACGATCATCAATGTGTTGGTCACTGTCATCGTCGTGCTTGTCGTAGTGTGGATCATCGCAGGCTTGCTCGGTGTAGTAACACCTATGAGGCTGTGATGCGTGCCGTTGTAGTTATACTTTGTATACTCGTTAGCGGATGCCAAGTGACTGGCGGTAGATGGGTAGTAGATGCACCAGTGCAGAAGTGCAAAGGTGGTGTCATTAATACAGAGCGACGTGTCACTGATACATGGGTAGGTGGGCGTGTTCGTAACACAGTTATACGCACAGATGCGTGTTTGGATTGAACATGATTGTTAGACAGATTGAGAACCCTAAAGACGGCACTGATGTTGAGGAACTAGCTCAACTTCATCACGATGAATTTGGCACCTCGCGTGAGTTTGATCGCACTGCTGTAGGTGAAGCAGCATTCCACTGTGTGATGGACAAAGAGCGCAAGTATCTCAACTGCTGGGTGGCATATGACGACTATGACAAGCCTATTGGTTATCTCGCTGCTACTATTCGTCCTAGCTTCTATAGTCGTCGTTCGTATGCTGTGCAAGAGATGTGGTACGTTGTACCGCGAGCTAGAGGCACTAGAGCGTCAATCGAACTACTGGTACAATTTGAGCGTTGGGCTTTGTCTCATCGCGTCGAGCGCGTTTATATGCAAGTCGAACATGATGCAGATGATACTCTAGTCGTGAAGATAATGAAACTGATGTCTCGCTTAGGCTACAGAACTCAAGGCTATATCGCTGTGAAAGTGCCTACCTATGATAAACCCACAAACAAGGAACTGGACAATGATCGCTCCACACATCGCGTCGTGGGCGCTGTCGAAGAACACGCAGCGCAATAGCAACAACGAAGGTGTGGCTGCGACTGCCGTCACATCTGTTACGAGCAAGAAATCCGGGAAGGTCGTCAAGCATGAACGTGTGCTTGAGACTAAGGGCGGTGGTGGATATGTGCCACCACCGCAGCCTACACCTAAAGAACAAGCTGAAGCTCGCGAGTGGGAAGCACAGCAAGAGTTTGCGCGCGAGGAAAAGCGTCAAGCTGCTATCGACGCGAAAGCTAAGACTGACAAAGACGCTGCTGATGCTGCGTGGATGAGTGGTAAGAACGCCGCTTATCAAGGTGCACAGTCAAGCGCGCGTAACAGGTTGAACTCACTAGGCATTCAAGCTGGTGATGACTACGGCTTGTATAGCAGCATCATGGGCAAGTACGATACTGCTAACAACTCACTGCAAACAGGTGCAGACTACAGTGGCGCATTCTCACCGAATGTGTACGAGGAAGAAATCGGTAGTGCACGTAGTGGTCAGCGTAACAAGTACGCAACTGCATTCGGTCAGCAGATCAATCCATACTACGCTGAAGATACCTTCGGTAGTACTGCGGATGATGCCATCTTGTCGTCTATTCTAGACACGCAGTACGGCGATGCGCTTGCGGACTTGCAGTCTGCACGTGATCGTGGTCAGGCGACTAGCTCTGTGTACGAGCGTGCGCTGCGTGACCTTGATACTGGCCGTGCTACTGCGAATACTGAGTTGCAGGGCATGGGTCGTGGTGTGCTTGAGGACATTGTTGGTGACATCAACACGCGTCGTCAAGGCTCACTCGATAACGCTGCTGCATGGGACTTCGGCTCTACCTACGATCCCACTGCTGAAGCTAACCGCATTCGCAACTACGCTAGCGAACGTCAGTCACAGCTTGAAGGTGACGTGCGTG